GAGAAAGAGAAAGTTGTAGAAAGATTAAATAAATATAATAAAATTGCTACACATATAAGAATATGGGCAGCAAATAATCCTATATTTGCTCCTCTATATAATACAGTAAAGAGTAGAGAACAATTTACAACATCATTACAATTTCAGTTGCAACAACTTTTATCAAGAAACTATCAGCCTGCTATGAAAGATACAGAGACAAATATAAATTTAACTAAAGCATTAGAAATATCTGCGCAAGTACCTGGTAGATATACACCAGATAGACCTTTAGATCAAGGAGGTAGAATTACTTTTGTTGCTAAGGAAAATGGCAGAGGCGCAGGTAGCACAGTAAAAGCAGGAGATATTGTAGTGTTGCAAGGTGATGCAGCTCAAGCGTATCTTGATGTACAAGAAGCCATGCAAATGGCTAATAAAGAAATTATTAGAGGATTAATGGCTAATGAAAATGTTACTCCTATGTTAACGTTTGCTATAGGCGTTATAAAAGCTAACAGACCTGACTTAGCCAACATTACATTTGGTGATAATCAAACACCCATAGTAAATTATAATGAAGAGCAAATACAAAACATGGAATATGACGAAGTTAAATTTATTGTTGATGCTTTAAAAGACCCTGCCACATATCTACAACCTAATAATAAATATAGCCCAGAATTAGCTAAAGTAGCTAACTCTGTACTTAGTAAAGAATCTACAGAAAGAGATGCTGATGGTTCTATTATAAGAACTACAGGAGTAGGTACAGGATTAAACGCTTTAGTACAAGAACTGTTTACGTATAAGACTTTTAAACAAAATGATTATGTACCACTTCAAAGATATGGTAATTATTTTATAGCTGTAAAAGATGCAGACGGTAATGTGATAGAATATAGAATGTTTAATAAAGGAAAGTTTTTTGGTAAATTTTTAAATGAAGAAGATGAGGTTAGAAAACAACTAAAAGAGAAGTATCCTAATATAAATATAGATAGTTTAGAAACTAGAGAAGTAGATATACAAAACTTAAGACAAGGAGCTAATGCTGATCTATCGCATATGGATTCTATAGCACAGTTCTTATCAGATTTAAATGCTAATAATTACATAGATGTTAGAAAAGAATTAGAAACGCTAATTAACAAAAAAGTTGGTGCAGACATACGTGGTTATGGAGTATTCTTAAAACCTAGAAAAGAACAAGGTGGTGTTCCTGGATTTAGTATTGATTTTGGTAGAGCTATAAGTCAATATTTAACACTTGCTTCTGGGTTTGCTGGTAAAAATAGATTTAAAACTACAGAGATAAGATTGTTAAATGATGTCAAGCAAAGTGGTAAGAAAAATTTAAGAGATGCTGTCACTAGGTGGTATGAATATTCTGACGATCCTTATCAAGAGTTTGCACTGCCTAGAAGATTAGGTTTCTGGTGGTATCTAGGGGGCAACATATCATCTGCTTTACTACAGACAATGAGTATACCACAGTTTGTTTTTGGTAAGCTAGGTACTTTTTCTAATACAGCAATAGCTACTAAAGAATTAATGATAGGACTAAACGATGCTAGGAAGATGTTGTCTTTACCTGGAATTACTCAAGATAGATTTGAACAAAGAACTTTACAAGATATATTTATGGACTTTAGTAAAGCACCAGAAGATGTCAAGCAAGATTATCTTAGAGAAGTAGCTAATGGTATAGTAAAACCAGGATCTGCTTTTAAAGAATCTGGTATGCCTACAGATCAAGTTAATTACAGAACCTCTAATAGAATTAGAGAAGGTTTAAAAACCGCAGAGAATACTATAATGGGTGGTGCTTTTGCTACTATGGAAACATTCTCACGTACTGCCGCATACATTGCATCATACAGATTGTTTACTAAAAATAAAAAAGCTAGAGAAAAAGCGCATAAATATTTTATGCATGATGCTAACTATAGATATTCTTTACAGTTAAACAATAATGAAATTAGCCCCAGAACATTAGCGCAATTTGTTATAGAAGAAGACTTCGGTGTTTATGGTAAGACCGAGAGACCAGCAGTGATGCGTGGTCCTGGTTCTGTAGTATTCTTATTTAATACATATGTAGCGCAGATGCTAAGTCAAATATTTAGAAACCTAACAGACAGAGGTTTGCTTGGAAAAGAAATGGCTGCGAAGGCGCTAGTAATGATAGGTTTAACTGGTGGTTTATTTGCTGTTCCTTTCTTTGATGATGCTGCATGGTTAGCGGAGTTTATATACAACACAGTTACAGGCATAAGAACAGACAGAAGGCAAGTTGTTAAAAGATTTTTTAATGACCACGGTTTTGGTTCGGGTGCAATTGAAGCTATGGAAAATGGGTTAGTAAATAAATGGCTAGGTTTTGATTTATCTAGCAGAGTTAGATTTAATGTTCCTGGTATACAGCAAACAAAAGCATTCTTAAATATGGCAGGCTTGAACTCGGGAGCTCGTGGCGAAGAAATTCTTGGTGCTTTTGGTAGCATGACATTTGGTAATGCACGTGGTATAATAGATAAAGTAGAACAAGCGGGTGGTTTAGCACAACTAGATGGTTCAGATTACATGAAGATTATAGGAGGCGCTTTACCTACATTTATGAAAAACTTAATAACAGCTACAGATTATTATACAGGGGGTCCTATATTCTCAGGCAAAGGAACTCTACTAATAGATAATCCTACAGCATACCAAGGGTTTTTAAAAACAATAGGTTTTAATCCTACTGAAATAGCTAAAGCACAACAGTTATTATACTTAGAGAAAGTAAATGGCGGTGTTACTGCAGAAGCTAGAAAAAGATTTAATACTAGAATTAAAAATTATTACAGAGATCTAATGATAAACAGGGATAACCCAAAAGAACTAGCTAAACTAGCAAAAATAGAAAGAGAAATTATACAAGACTTAATTAAGTTTAATAGCAACTTGCATCCTGGATTAAAGTTTTCTCCAAACGTTTATAGGTTGATGCAAGAAGCTATGAAAGATGTAAATAAAATTTACAGAATAAGTGGCGGTAGTACATATGAGATAATGTCTAATTTACAGGACTATCAAATATCTGGCATGGGATTGTTGCCAGCTAAACCATACTAACACATCCAAGAAACCCACTCTTTAGACTTAGAACCTTTAGGCTCATCAACTACTACAGGAACTTGAAATGTTACGCCATATTCTGGGTGTGTAAACCATAGTGCTTGTTGTGGTCTTTCAGATGTAAATCTATTTGAGTAAGCATACTCGTCATACCCCTTTGTAGAACCATTTACTATAGTACCTTTTAGAGATATGTACTGGTGGTAGTGCCCAAGTAAAACATAGTCAATAGTCTTATTTCTATTGTTGTATTCTTGTTTAATCTTTTGAACACCTCTAGCTATAGGACCTAGCATACCCACAATTCCCGTGCCCCCTGCCACACCGAGACGATCACCGTGTGTTAGTAGGTAGTTAACACCATATACTTTGTATATGGTATCAAAGCCTGTAGGTATTTGGAACTGTATACGCTTGTCATTTTTAAAATGTCTAGCTAATAAATTGTATAACATCCAGTCATAGTTGGTTTTCGCGGCTTGCTTGTGGCGATATTGCTTGTAAGTTCTTGAGTGATTACCAAAGGTACAGGGAACGAATACTTTTCCAAAAACTTTAGCAAATTTTTCTAGTGCCCATGTCATATTGTCAAGCAAATCTAATACATGTTCTATGTTAGAACCGTCATTGTTTTCTGCCAACTCATCATGTATATCACCAGATATCATATCGCCACCCAAGGCACAGATTATCCCTGGATATTTAGGATTAACCATGTGATTAGTACATAAGTCAATAGTAGTATCTACTACATTCTTAAATCTTCTTAGAGCAATCTCTCTATTGTATTCATTAATACCATTAACAGCTTGTTTATCTACAACCTCACCCCAATGGAAATCAGATAGAAATATAGTCGGCACACCTGGTGCACCTTTTGCGGGTGTATTTTTAGTTAACCACTTAGGTGGTTTTATCTTATGGTTTTCTGCCTTAATAAGATTGTTCTTTAATTTTTGATGCGCCAAATTTTCTTTAGCTAATACATCTACTTGTCTTTTAATATCACGCATCTCTGCATCATGTGCATACTGTTGTTCTATCAATGCTGCTTCAGCATCGGGGGGCACGACTGTGGGTTTAATCCCTTGTAGTTGTGCTTGTTCTATTCTTTCTAGTAGTGTGGTACGTGGTATGCCCAGCTCTCTAGAAGCTGCGGCTTTGTTGCCTTTGTTATTAATTACTGTGTTTAAAGCATCAATTAATATATTTTTTGCTGTTGGTTTAGCCATAGTATTCTCCTGTAATTGTGGTATATTACCATTAATTTTGCCTATTGTCAAGTAAATTACACTGTGATATAATTATCTAATGATACAAACAGATGCAATAGAAATGACAGCCCCTGTTGTTAAGATCGGTGGGGATGCTGTTAAAGTAGAAGAATCCTCAGATGATTCTGAATCCAAAGAGTAAACAAAAATCATGAACAGAGCTGCAATGGAGCAAATGATGAAGAAAGCTCCCGCTTCTCAAAAGAGAAAGCGCAAAAGTCCTAGCGTAGATAAGCGTGTTAAGAAGTTAATGGCTAAACAGTCTAAGAAAAAATCTTTTATGTCTAACCTATCTAAACCCACACCTACTCTAACTAGGATAAAGAAAGATTTAAAAATGAAAAAGAATAAATTACAGAGACCATGAAGAAAAAATCTACAGTTAACAAAGCAGGTAATTATACAAAGCCTGGTATGCGTAAAGCTCTTTTTAATAGAATTAAAGCTGGTGGAAAAGGCGGAGCTCCAGGACAATGGAGTGGGCGCAAGGCGCAAATGTTAGCTAAACAGTATAAGGCAAAAGGTGGAGGTTACAAGTGATAAAGAAAATTAAAAAACTTATTTGCAAATTGTTTCACATAAAAGAATGTGAATGCGAAATGCCAAAGAAGAAAAAGAAAGGGAAAAAATAATGCCAATGGGAAAAGGAACTTACGGAAGTAAGAAAGGTAGACCACCTAAAAAAGCTAAGAACCAGAAACCAATGAAAGAAGTTAAGAATGGTAATGGTACAAAAGGAAAGTTAACTGGTGCACAGAAAACTTTACCTGCATTCTTGCAAAAGAAAATTGCAAAAGCTAAAAAGAAAAAGTAATGGCTCTTGCGAAATCGCAGAGAAGTTTAAAGTCTTGGACCAAACAGAAATGGAGAACCAAATCTGGAAAGCCCTCGACTCAAGGACCTAAGGCTACTGGTGAAAGGTATTTACCTTCTGCTGCTATAAAAAATTTATCAGCAAGTGAGTACGCTGCTACTACTAGAGCTAAAAGAAAAGCTAGAGCACAGGGTAAACAACATGCCGCTCAACCTAAGGGAGTTAGAAAGAAAACTAAAAAGTACAGGAAGGTATCTTAATGCTTAACTTATTAATAGGACCATTGACATCTTTACTAGGGGATACAGTCAAAGGTTTTGTGGCTACAAAAAAAGCCAAAGCCGATTTAGCTTTGACAGAAATCAAAGCACAAAAAAGTTTAAAGGAACAACAGATTGCAGGGAAGATATCGTGGGAAGCTTCTGCTGTAGATCAGATGAAAGGGAGTTGGAAAGACGAGGTAATTTTACTAGCCCTGTTAATTCCAGCGGTGCTAGTATTTATTCCTGGATGGACACCACATATCAAGGCAGGATTTGAAGCACTACATAGTCTACCAGATTATTATAAACATTTATTATATATTGCTTGCTCTGCAAGCTTTGGTATTAAAGGTGCTAAAGGCGCTATGGGATTGCTGTCTAAAAATGGCTCCAAGAATACCTAGAAAGAAAGGACAACCAGCTGGATCTAAAAAGCATTCAGACTTATACACAGATGAAAACCCGAAAGGAACAATCAAAGGACTTGGATTCAAAGATGAGTCATCAGCTCGCAGTAGCGTGGCTAAGATTCGTAGAAGCGGTAGAAGCCATGCTCATAAAACTCAAGCAGCTATTGCAATGGAGCAACGAGCTCGCGTTGCAGGTAAGAGTAAGCCTGCCGCTATATATAGGAAGTTTATTGAAGCCCAAAAAAAGAAAACAAAAGCAAGACGATGAACATGAGAAGCATTGGGGAATAGGAGGATTTTAATGTTTGAAGAACTTAAGGAGAGAATAAAAGAACACGAGGGATATAGGGGTATCGTATATAAAGATAGCTTAGGATTCGCTACCATAGGATACGGTCACCTTGTCACTAAGGAGGATAACTATGAAGAAGGTGTTGAATATAGTCAAGAACAATTGGAAGCAGTGTTTGAAAGTGATTTTCAAAATGCCTGTGATTGTGCTGACATGGTCGCTCAAACAAATAATATCAATCTTGACGATCATCCGCAACCAGTTAAAGAAGTTCTTATAGAAATGGTATTTCAGCTAGGTGTTGGAGGTGTAAGTAAGTTTAAAAAATTCTTAGCAAACTTATCTACTAAGACCTATCACCTAGCCGCAGATGAAATGCTTGATTCGCGTTGGGCAAAACAAACCCCCATGCGTGCGGAGAAACTGTCTTATATTATCAGAGAACTAGCACACTAGATGTCTTTTTTAGTAGCTAACGTACCACCTGTAAAAGTTTGGGTTAAGAAGCAATATCTCTATGACCTAGAAAGGGGGCACGGAGAATACGTAGAAGGCATATGGACTACTGTTAAA